ATATTGAGTTTAATCTTCAATATCCCGTCGATATGATCGAATACGACTTCAAATTCTGTAGAGGCAATATCATTAATACGAACTGATGGATCATTCAATTGTGCGCACTCCAGATACAGTTGATCTGGAATTGAGCTATAGTTTACACCGGGCGGAAAGATCCTTCCAACACCGTATCCCTGTCTAAGCGCATTCGACACTTCTATTTTTATCTTCCCAAGATCGTTTCGATCCATTAGACCTGAGAGATGTTTGCTCAACACATTTTCTCGGACTGCTTTGATGTGCGGATGCTCAATGGGGCAATCTAATTTAATCATACCTGCACCTCTTCTGGAATGGGAATTGTAAACTTATATCGAGTAACCGGTTCCCTAAATTTATAATTAAAACGAATCCCAAAACCGTTTTCCTCATAATATTCCTCTTGGGTAATCTCCTCAAATACCTCAATGGAACTCACACGCATTCCACTCTGTCGATAAAATTCAGCAAGGATGAAATCGTCTGGAAAATCTGTTTTATTGATGCTCTCCGTGCGCGTATATTGTAGGTGTGGAAAATCGATACGATTTGCTTCGTGTTCATTCCTAGCAAGTTCACGCGCAAGCTGGATTATTTTTTCGGCTTCTGCTTTCAAATCGGTTTTCCCATCAAAGAACTTCCGGGTCCGAACATCTTCCGCAATCATCTTTTTGATACGTTTTGCTACCATTTTTACAAAACGATCCTTTTGCTCTTTTTGCGCAGCAGTCATAACGCAACCTCCTCCATCATCAATTTAACATTTTCTTCCCGGTTTGTAGTTCACCTCATTTTTTCTTGACTCATTAAATTTTATCTGCCATTTCAATATTGAATTTGATCATCCAACCATGATCATCGTTATAGAATACCTTTGTTGAGATATGGGTGACCTTCGGATACATATCGTTGAATTGACCCATATTACTCTTCCACTTCATATAGTCGGCGATGAATTCATCTGGAAGCCCTGTGGTATTTACACCATCTTGGAATAAGGATAATTCTAAAATATCCTTATATTCCTCTTCAATGATGTATCGGAGCGTATCAAATACGTCTGTATAGTATACATAACTATCTCGGTCTTGATCAATTCTTTCTCGTAATTCCTGAAAAATTTCTTTTGGTGAACGTCTCATCATATCCTCCATTATATCACTGATAGAAATTCGACATGGAATCGGATAACCCATCTATTCATTACGTTATCTATATAAATATATGGGGAGATATCCATAATACTCCCCTTCTCCGCAAATAATCGTGGTTCATTATCCATTTTCCATGCAAGATAATCCGATATGAATTCATCCGGGAGTCCTGTATTGTTAACACCATATGGATATATTTTCATATCGGATTCTATTGAATAATTTTCATGAACCGAATGGAATAGTTTATCAAATACGGAATTCCTTGTCGGATATCGATCTGGATGATTTTCAATATCATTCGTCAATTGTTCAACAATTTCTTTTGCAGAAAGTTTCATCTTCATATCAATACTCCATGTATATGGAAAGTGTTTTCACTTCGCCGGTGATAGTATTTCCCAGAGTATATTCATCCGTACGACTACGACCACCTCCACCACTAACCGCTTTCCCATGAACTAGTTCCATGAGCAACCATTCTTTACCATTAACCCCGTATGGAGCAAGAAGATTCCTCTGTTCACGCGTTAGCTTTGTACCACGGATTTTCATTGATTGCACACTCCCATGTTTTCAGTAGAGATATTACGATTCGCCATAATCAAGAATGTCAGAAGTTCATCGATCAATTCTCGTTTATTGATTTGAATCTCTTCATTCAATAGACCCGGCTCCTCATACAGCACAAATTTATATTTTGCATTGACAAATGTAATGAGGAACTTCTTGATCGCATCCTCATTGATGTCAATGATATTGGAGTAGAATTTTTCTACCAGCAGTTTATAATCTGGATGCTCAGAAAGATATTTGGTATCCTTCACATACATCTTATCTCCAATTGGAGACTCTTCGATATTTGCGGTCAAAATCAACGTGAGTAGACTATCCAGAATGGTATCTTTGGTCACATTATATCGACGCATAATATCTTTGCGCATAATCAGGAGTAATTTATACATATCGATATTGCGCAACAGTGCAAATTCTTGCGAGGATTCCATATACGGGAAGAAATAAATTTCAATCAATTGTTGCTGAAGCTTTCCAACGTTAAGGTTCTTCCGATAATAATTGATTTCTTCTGCCGTAATATCCTTTTCATAATCTTTATAAATCTTTTCGATATTTCGATGAATATCGAGAGATGAAAGAATGACATATTCTTCATTGAGTTTCATCTTCGAAGTACGATAGCGATCATTCTTTACATTACCATCAACATCGGGTGTCATATCCAGTTCAATCAGATTTCGACGGAATGCAGATAAGACAAAGATGGATATATGCATATTGACAATGCTACACATAAATGACATGATGCGTTCGCGCGGTTTATTCTTTGCCGCATCCCACGTTGCCGGTAATTGAAATTTGATGAAATTGTCAATGATGATATTTCGTTTGATAATATTATTGATAACAATCGTTAAATCTTTTCCATCAACTTCCTGTTGTCCAAAGATAATGCTATTGAAATTCTTTGCCGATGTCGTTTTATTTGCAACATATGCATAGATTTTATTATATACTTTGAAATCGAAGTCGAATAAGTCGAATGTTCCAATATAGAAATCATAGAACTTTGTGATATCCTTCTTCAAATCAATGCCGCGCATCACCATAAAGTGGTTGCATATAAATGATACAATCTTAATGCAGAATGCAATCTTCAACATGGCCTTGACATGGACATTTAAAAATTCTAATGATTTCTTTTTCTTTTGCAAGATAGATAACATCTCTGGATCTTTTAATGTGCGACTATTTTCTGCTTCAATATCATCCGTATAATTTTCTTCTACACAACGAATGATTTTGTCTTTCATGGATTCTGTGAAGATGGTTTGATATACGAGATCACGGAATGCATTGAAATTGACGGCAGTATAGGATGTTAGATCCTTATCGATGAGACATTTAATCTTAAATAATGCGGCAATGAGTTCTCCATCTGTATCATACATCGCTTCGAAGAAATTCAATTCTTCGCATAGTTTTGGTAGATTGGATGAATAGGATAGTTTAGTTACCTTCCATTCATTCAATGCGGAGATATTTGGATTGTTTAAATTTAGCTCTTTATCAAAATCGATGACTAAAGTTTTGGTAAAGCATCGAAATTTGATATCATCGGGATATAGTTTCCATTTAATCCAATAGGACTCCTTCCCATTGGGAAACGAATGTTTCTTATACGGCCATCGTTTCGGTTTCGCCTCCGAATCTGTTGACTGATATGCTGCATTTAATTGAAGCATTGATCCAAATCCTCCTCTAATCCTATACGTAGTCTCTTGATAATACATCAAATGATTGTAACAAATTACTCATATTGATGCATGATAGAATTCCGATTCTTAAAAATGGATGCGTCCGTTGCAATTCCAACAAATCATACCGAAATTTCGTCCCTTTCTTATTATATCCATAATCCGATGCTAGTAACACATGCGAGTATGACCCCAGTAAATAATCACTAATTTCTCTCACACATTCTATGTTTGAGAATATATAGGTAAAATTATTTACATGCGTCCGATCCACTAATTCCTTGAGAGAACCAGACACAAATTCAATATTCATTTTCCGAAAACGTTTTTTCATATCATAGATGATATTATCATCATGAATATGATGATAAATTTTTACCGGGATTTGCATATGTTGAGTTGTATAAACATCCAACATTGCAGCAATATTTAATTCTGGAGAGAGATTGTAGAGAGATGGATCTTTGGATAATATCTCGTGAATCAATTGGTCTGCTAACTCTTCATCCAATTTATTATAATAATCCAACGATTTTAAAATATTCCGATGTGGACGATTGATGTACCATTCAATGAGACTTCGTTGATTAAAATCTAAGAGTGGTTTGATTGGAAGACCAAAGGAAATATCATTTCGCAACATCTTTATGAGAGCAAATAACTGAATCGGTTTTATCGTATCCTCATATTGGATAACGAGTCCTGCACCTCCTGCAAAGAATGCATTTGTATCAAAAACTTTTCCATCTGTTACAAAACTCATTCGTATCATTCTCCTGTAAAAAAGATGAGAGGAATATTCCTCTCATCCCTTTGCATCCACTTAATCCTGAATATTCAGCTCACTGTAGTTTTGCTGCTTCGGTTGCCAAGAATTGTTCTGGTTGTTTCCATTATTCCAATTCTTGTTCCCGTTGTTCTTCCAGTTGTTGTTCCGATTATTTCCCTTCCAATTGCCATTTCCCTTATATTGGGAGCCAGTGTTGAATCCACCAGAACTGTTCTGGTTATTTGCATCATTTCCACCCAGAGACTTTACGTAATCTTCTGTAAGCTTATCTAGGTGGCGATCTGCATTAATTCCAGTCAGATAACCTGATAGGGTCTGATGGAAGATACCGAGACCGGTATCGATATGTGATTGAGAACCGTTCTTTGTATAGGAAAGCTTTGCAAACTTGAAGGAGAGTGTCTTTCCTTCCTTGTTTACCGTAAGATATGTCTCCATGGAATTGTTTTCCATCTTACGCTCAAAGAGGAGATTTCCTCCATTGATTGGAATATTGGTGCTTACCGCAGAGGTATCATTTACATTGTTTAGGATATTACCTGCAATGCTATACAGGGCATATGCTGCCGCATAATCAATGGATGTCGTAATTGCGTTTGCAGAATCATATTGATTCAGTCCATTCGCAGACTTCTGCTTGAATGGTGCAAACTTCAATGAGAGATTCAGATTATAAAATGAGATATTGAGATACGATTGATCGCAATAGAGATTGCGAATTTGTGTTGATGTTTGTGTCTTAGCCATTATTCTTTCTCCTTATGGTATTGATACATCGTAATGACATCATCGGCAATGTCTGCCAGCAGATCGGTATTCTGATAGAATCTGGGAGAATATCGAATTAGGAAATTTCCAGAAATGATATTCTCTTCGAAGTATCCATAGATGGTATCTGCTGTTGATTTATCCGTTGCTTTCCGAATAAAATCTTCAACCATTCCATCCATGATCAGCGTATGATCCATATCATCCAAAATATTGTATACTGCTGCAACAAGGTTGGTTGGATCAGCATTCGACTTCTTCATGGTCAACAATGCACGTTCGGTAAAATAATTTTTGAAATTCTTCCGTGCATCCAGAATGAAGAACTTGTAGAGAATGGAAAGCATATCATATGTGTTGGGATCGTATGGATTTGTTTCTAGGAAATTAAGTGAGATGCACAGACGGCGCTGAAACAGCGTAGAAATTAGATCGACGAAAGAGTTATAGACAATATCCAGGTATTCGATTTGATCCTCTAACAGATCGCCATCTTCTTCGATGATTTCGTCTATACTTTCTTTCAATTGTTTAAAGAAAATTTCAACGTAATTTGTACGATCTGAAGCGTCGAGTTTGATATAGTTTGAAAATTGATTGGTGAGTTCTTCGAAAATATCCTCTATTGGATAATCTCCACGAAATGCATTTTCCTTTGCTACGTCCATTCGTTGAAGGTATTCTTGATCTTGATAAATGTTGGGAGGATTGAATCCTCTCTCAACACCATCCTTTATTTCACTTCTATCCATGGAACATTCTCCTTTGCTTCGCATCTATAATATCTTATATTGTTCTCTCCTCAGAAAGATATTAATGCACTCGTTCTCTTTCCTTTCCCACTCGGTGTATTGATTGAGATTGCTTCAATACGCAATGCACTCATAATGGAATTAAAGGATGCCATTATGTCTGAAATTAGAATCTTGTAATCAATGATTGGAATCATCCATTCCGGCAATACTTTCAATTCTGCTGGAATGGAGATATACTTTACTCCAGCGTTACGTAATTGAAAGTTATCCGAATGGAATACTTCCCGTTTCAATGTTTCATAAACATCTTTGTGATCTTTGATGATTTCAAGATCTTCCTCACACATAATAATGGTTTTAACGAGCTTGATGCGGTCAAGTGAATAAATCTTTCGATCGGGATACAGAATATTCCAAATGAGTCCTCCTTTATAGCCTTGAATTTTCCAAGCACCACTAATCATCGCTTTCTGTTTGGAATCATAATAATCTTTGTATGCCGATTCCGATTTAAATTGTTGCGGTTTCAAATATCGTGTTCCACCACGTCGAAGATCTTCATAAATTTCCTTTTCGAAGTTTCGAATTTCCTGCATCATATGATGTAGATCGATTTCATCACATGCTAGAATATTATCCTTCAGGATGTTGGTAAATCGTTTCTTCACATCTCCGGTGACGCCCGATTTAATGAAATCCAACCCTTTCATTTCCAGCTTGAATGGTAACATGATGTTTCCTTCCCGAAGTGCAATGGAAGCACAGTAGCGCTTTTTCTTTGCCATCAAGAATAGCAAGCGGAACATAAATTCATTCTTCATAGTCAGTTCGGCACGAGCAGCATCATCCATATGACGGACGATTCCATAGTAGTCTAGAATCTTCAATACACAGATATCAATGAGATATGCGCAGATGGAAACGCAAATCATATCATTGTACAATCTTTTCCTACCAAAGGATTCATTTTGGAACATATCATCCAATACTGCCGTAACAAATAGGTTGGAATTGATAACGTTGGAATCCGTATCAACCAGAAGAACAGTATTGCGTTTGTGATTATTCAGCTTTGCAATACTATCCGGAGTAAGATATTCAACGAAACAATACTTCGTTGCATATTCACGCAATTGTTCCATCTCTTTCTTAATGGAATCTGGAACCTGATATGGATTCATAAACATTTCATCAGCAACCCATTTGTTATATTCACGAACATCTTTGAATTTCCCAACAAATCGATTCGGAATATCGGATTCTGAAGCTTCATAGTTTGGAAGTTTTGTTAAAATTTTCTGCAATAATTTCTTAATGGGCTCATGCGTAATCATAAACTCGTTAAGATTATTTGCATAATATAAAAATACACGTTGGTCTTCGGACAAACTCGAAATATATCGATTCAATACTGCATCATCGCCAATAAAGTATATATGGAAATGTCTCTTAATCCGCAATGCACATTCTTCTACCGATGGGATTCGTATCCATTTATCAACTTTAAAATCCTTCTTGGTTTCGAAGATACGTTCCATCCAATCATAACACTCATTGATATTAAAGAATTTTTGATTATCTCCAAGATATCCCTCAAACAGTGCGGCCATGGTTGTAATGATGCTCTGTGCCATTAGTGTTGTTGCGGCAGGAGAATATTTTGTATAAAATGCAGCAGTCGGCGTTCCGCTTCCACCATACTCTGCGTTCATAATAACCTTTTTATTTCCCTGGACGAGATCGCCTTTTTTGTATTCATAACTACCCGGCGCAAATCCGAACATCTTTTTCTTCACTGCTTTACGATCTTTCTTTAGACCGCGCAACATATTCGATGTTGGAGAACGTAGTGTAGATGGCTGCATATAGAATGTTCCATTACCAGATACTACCGGTAATTTATTATCGATATAATTTGTCAACCCGGTTAGCGTAGTCTGCCCTTTTGCTTTTGTGACATTATTATCCATATAAATCGACGGATCTTTGATAAATTCATCGTATTTACTTTTGACAAATTTTTCAATATCCGATTTAGATGCTTCTGGGTGAATACGAGCCAAAACGGAAACAGCCTGATCGATGTATTTATTTTTAATTCCCATGATTTCGAAATCCTTTCACTCACGCAGAAATTATTTTTGTAAAAATATATAATTTAACCTACCTATACGGTGAAAATGCTTACACAATTATATAATTCCGGAATTAAAATACACTACCTATCGAAAGGAGAACTTCGCTATGGCTAAACCAGTTTTCAAGCTGTGCGTTCCTGCGTTTGAGGAGAGTAAGAAGTGGATTCCTGTCACGGTTGCTGACGATCCCATTACTAGCACAAGCCAGGGTACGGCTGAGATTACTTTCCCTGCCAACACAACGGCAACGGATAAGGTTTACACGATGGAAGTTTATGTGGATGATGTGAAGCAGAACATCACGATGCCAACCGTTACGGTTAAGGCTTCGACGAGTCCTGTACCTCCCCCATTCACACTTCCTGAGGGTTCCGTGACTGCAAGTGCATCTGAACTCCCTGCTGCGGGTGGTTCCGTCACGATGACGGTTAACGTCGGTGCAGGCGTTCAGCAGAGCCCCTGATAATTGAACGTTGTTCATATTGTCAACCTGAATATAGAAGGGGCAAATTGCCCCTTCTATATTTTTTTACGCAAGTGATATATTATGATTATAACCGTCATTGTAGATTTAATATAGGAGGTATTTATTATGCCGGGAGTATCAGCCATTGGAAATTTTGTATACAACCTTCGGGAACGTAGAAAGAATCTTCAACATCTGTTTGATATGTTATTTCTTTTCAAGCATAATATTCCGTGTGAGAATCTACGTACCGAAAAAGCAACTGTGATTGCGCGTTGGCTCACGGATATTGATAATGGGCTCAATATCAATTTTTCATATCTGGACCACCCATATGATTTTTCATCTGTGAGAAGAGATTTTCACCTCAAAATTGATCATACGAATTTTAATTATGATGCATTCACATATGATGTATTCTTAACCGAAGTGGGTGATGGATCGAAATACGGTTTGGTCGACGGAAAATGTTCCATTGGTCTGTGTGCAATCGACTGTTATTATGTGATCAACACAATCATGAATCTGATTGCAATTAAGATGGGAGATACCGTAGAAGATCTTTCATTCTGTCAGATCTATGGAGAAGTTATTCCAAAGGAAAAATGGATGAGTGTGTACCGGGACACATTGATGGAAGCTTCAGTAAAAAATAAATAAAGAGAAAGAGGAGAGAATTCCCTCCTCTTTTTTATTTAATGTACTCATGTGCATATCCATCATTTGTTGTATAGAAAATTTCTCGAATTCCGCACTCTTTAATTTTTTGCATACATGCATTACACGGTCTGCACATCCGTATGGTACCGTCTTTGCTCTCTCGATAGATATACATCTTTGCTCGTGTTAGATCCATATGTTGACACTTCAACAATGAATTCATTTCTGCATGTAGAAAATGTTTACATTTTCCATCATCATCAAATCGTAATACATTTAACTTTGCTTGGTCTGGATGTGATTTGGTTTGATTCATTCCAGTTGCAATAATTTTATTTCCGATGACAATGATTGACCCAATTCGAATGCGTCGAACGGTTGATTCCAATGAAGTTTCCCTCGCAATCTGAAGAAATCTTCGATGTCGTTTTGTCAACATATTTGATTTTCACCAACTTCCTATACTACGGTATTTCGGATACAGAAATAATATATATATATATATTATATTCGTATAGGAGAATTGGTTTTCTATTTAATAATAGGAGGATTTAAAATGAAAAACCAGCAGCCTGTCGTTACACATCATCGTCTTCAGTCGATCGGAGATATTCTGGTCGCTATGCAGTGCCACCCGCTGGACATGATGCGTCTTGTCATCTATGAATCTCATATGGAAGAATATGAGGATTCTGTAACCGAAGTGTTGTTCGTTCCACTCGGACATCAACGATATGTACGCCTCTTCCGCGATATCAACGATATCAATTGTCATCCAACACTTGGCACGAAACGATATATCGGCGATACGGATACTGATGACTATCTGAAGGTTCCGAATATTTCTTCGTTCAATGCGCCGATGTTGACAGAAGAGGATGTCTTGAAATACATTGCAAAGACATTCTATGAGTATGCGGAGCCTCAAATGCATACAACGGTTACTCTTTATATCGGAAACAACGATGTTTATGCAGAGGGCGAAGGATATGAATCTTCTTACGAGAAGGAGATATCTAGCCGGGAAGAAGTGCCGTCAGCTCTTTGCAGTTAATTTCGGTTTCATAGATTTTATAGGAGGAAAATAAAATGTCATATAAGAGAGAGCAGTTTATCGAAAACCTGGATAGTATTCTTCAGGACATAGATACAATTTTCATTCTGGATCGGGGCGGGTGTATTATTGAAT